TCGATTACCTCTACCGGAGCAGGTTCAAGAACGCTTCCACCCACGACTTCTTCCGAAAACTCTTCTATGCAACGTAATAAAAATCCATTGAGCTTCGGTTCGGTCTTCTTCAGTCCGTCGATCCGTCCAGCCACACACCTGCGTTCTGTTGCGGCGTTGTCTACAGGAGCAAACGCCTCGTGTACTAGTGGGGACATGAATGCATCCATTTTTGGTCGATCGTCCTGGTTGTACGTCGGTAATTCATAGGCGTACGCCCTCACGGCATGCTCAACGGGGTATACTGTGCGCACTTTACTCGGCCTCACTACTCTGTGATATTCCGTAAGCACGACTGCAGCTTCCCTGGAGTCCTTGCCAAGCCACGATGTTGTCGTAGGCAATTGAAGGTTCGCTGTGGCTAGGCGAGATACCGTGGCGACCGCTTCGTCGAGTTCCGCTGGAACTGTGGCGACAAGCAGGTTGCCTGGTCTGGCCGTAGTGTATGAGGTTCCTTTGCCATTCTGTACTTTGAAACGTACAAACTTCGTTCCGTCTTTCGCCCGTACAATAGGGTCGAAGCGGTCCAAAACTTTGCCGTCAATCATGAAATAAGCGAGAAACGCAGACAGCCACCAGAATTTCCGAATTGGGCTAAGGAGTATTAATTGCCGGCTGAAACCTACCTGTCTTCTCTCTACAGCATAGGTGGTGACGCCGACGGGGATGAAACAGAAAGTCTCTACAACCTTCAATGAATCGCCGGCATAATCCCAGAGGTGATGTTTGTAGTGTCCACCCCCGTTGACGGTGGTCTCCAAAGAGCCATCCTCGTCAAAGGTGAACGTCGTGTCATCTACTCCGTTCGAAGCCGCGGTCTCAGGGACCACTCCATATATTAGTACTGGTTTCGCCTTGCGAAGGTAATGAGGCATGTCAACGTAGTAATCCACGTCGCACATATACACCAAATCGTCCTTGCGAGGTTCGTCGTTCCTATTGCCCACTGTCGTATCCTTTGCCCAACGCCATTGTCTTCTGCCACGCAATCCTTGTCGCTGGTCTGACCTGGACATCTCCACGGAGTATAAGTCAACTCCCATGTTAGATGCCATATCCCTCGCGAAAAGGGTGGCTGAGGACCGCTTTGCAGCGGCGCTGGGGTGGGTGTGCCCCTCTACCAGGTGTGGGGGGGGCAGCATTGCACTTGCGAACGCGTCTCGACAGTGTTCCGATTCAACGTCAGGAACTCCGGAGCATGCGTCCATTAAGAAAGACAGCCTTTGACGCCAGTCTTTCTTCAGCACGAGGATAAGTGATCCACCAAGGACCACCTCAAGACCTAACAAGATCATGCTCG